GCGGGGAGGCCATACATTCTTGGTTGCCGACGATGACTAGACCTCTCCGTCAGACCGAAAATCCCCTCTTGCGGGTTCCGGGTGGCATGGTCCGTCCTGAGACGAAATGTGACAGAAAACTATGGCGGGCTAGGCTTGCAACCGAAGAGCCCTTTCTCCCGGGGGGCCTGCCCGCTTTTTACAACTCTGGGAATAGAGCGGAAAAGAGGAGAACCGACCAGATGTGACGCGAGGCGACGCGAGAAGAACTGAACTGACTTTTTACGGGAGACCCAACGATGCAGGAATCTAACGAGGGGCGCGTGCGTTTTTCTCCCCTTGACGTGAGTACGCTCATCAAGGGGCAAGTGCTACGGGTCGCGGAACTGGAGCCGATTCTGGGGCTCAAATACCCCGACCCGCGGTGGAGTCTGCGCGTGTTGCAACTCCGGCACAAGATCGAAGTCCAGCGGGACCGCCTGGGGCTATCCATTTTGACGATGCGATACCACGGCGGGGACCTGGTGATCTGCGATGACGGGCAGGCGGCGGACTACAACAAGTCGATGGGCAAGCGGGGGCTTGTCCGTTTCCGAAGGGCGACGGTCCGCAATATCGCCGTGGACGTGAGCAAGCTCCAGCCGGCCCAGCAGGAAGAGCACGCCCGGACACTTCGGCGGCAAGCGATGCTTCTGTGCGCGATTCGGCACGCCCAGCACGTGAACCCGCCGGCATTGGAGGGCCCGAAGGAGCGGGTTGCCCCGCCGATGTTACAAGTGCAATAGCGGACCGGAGCCGAGGCGAAGCGACCGGAACCGAGGCGAAATGATCGGATTGGAAATGACGTGACCCGATGCGACAGGAATGGATTCGAGCGGAGTCGACCGGAATTGACGTGAGTAGACCCGATCTGAACTGAACTGGCTTTTTTCTACCGGGATAACCAGCACTCGGGAGCGTGCTGAACCACACCGCACGGCGACTCCGTGCGCCGCATGAAAACTCCCGCTCTTGTCTCAACCAAATGCGACCCCGAGCAACTCCACCAGGTCTACTCCTGGATTCTAGCCGGGGCCTCTGAGCACGAGATTGTCGAGGCCGCCCGCCAACAGTGGCCCGACCTCGACGCCCGGCCGCTCATTCTCTGCGCCGCCGACGAGTTGGCAAAGGCGGGCGATGCGGACCCGGCGATTCTGTATGGCTGGTGCATCGAGTCCACCCGGGAACTGTACCAGCGGATGCGAGAGATCGGCGACTTCGCCGGGGCTCTGCGGGCCGTCAAGCAACTCCACGACTTGGCCGGGGCGAGGTCCTAGCCCATGCCCAAGCCTACATTCCGCGCCGCCGGCATCACGCTCTACCGCGGTGACTGCCTCTCGGTCCTCCCCCGGCTGCCCGCCGCGTCGATCGACAGCGTGATCACGGACCCGCCGTACCACCTCTCGCAAGCCAGCCGCAACGGCAGCCCTCGCGTCGCCGGCAATGGCCCATGCGGACGGCACCGCGTTGGCGAGCGTGGCTTCATGGGCAAGACGTGGGACGGCGGCGGCGTGGCATTCGACCCGGCGACGTGGGCGGCGGTCCTTCGCGTGGCGAAGCCCGGGTCGATGCTCTTGGCGTTCGGCGGTTCAAGGACCTTCCACCGGCTGGCCTGTGCGATCGAGGACGCCGGCTGGGAGATCCGCGACACGCTCTGCTGGCTCTACGGCCAGGGGTTCCCCAAGTCTCTCGACATCAGCAAGGCGATCGACAAAGCGGCGGGAGTGGATACGACTGACGACCCGGCAAGCGAAGCCCAACAACGTCGTAGCCATTTCGGCGACAGCTGGCGGGAAGCGGACGAGGGCCACAACAAACGCGGCCCGCGCAAGAAGCGTGACCCCGTGATAAACCAACTTGCCTACCATGCCAACGAACGGAACCCCGAAGGCATCCGCCACCTGTACGAGCCGCTGTCCGACGCCGCGAAGCTCTGGAACGGCTGGGGCACAGCGTTAAAGCCCGGCTGGGAGCCGATCATCCTTGCGATGAAGCCCCTTGACCAAAACGGCACCTTCGCCCAAAACGCCCTCGCCCACGGCGTGGCCGGCCTGAACATCGACGGGGCGAGGATCGGCGTTGAGAAGCGATGGCCTACGTCGGAATCCCGGTTTTCTGGTTGGAAAAAATCCGGCGACAGCATACCAACCGAACCGCGCGGCCTCGGCCGCTGGCCCGCCAACGTGGTCCTCTCCCACACGCCCGAGTGCCGCTGCGTGGGGAAGAAGAAAGTTGCCAGCGGAACCGGCCCGAAACACATCCACGGATTGGGCTACAGTTCTGCCGGAAAGGGGGCCATGACACGCGGCTACGCCGACCCCAACGGCACCGAGACGGTGGAGGCGTGGGACTGCCCGCCGCACTGCCCCGTCCGGATGCTCGATGAGCAGAGCGGGGACTTGAAAGCTGGCGGCGCGCCGAAGGTCCAGAACAACCACCACCCGACCAGTTACTCGATCTGCGGCAAGCCGACTCTCCACGCCTTCTACGACTCCGGTGGCGCCTCCCGCTTCTTCCACTGCTCGAAGGCATCCCGCTCCGACCGCGGACCGGGCAACGATCACCCCACCGTCAAGCCGCTCCGCCTCATCGAGTGGCTCTGTCGCCTGACCGCCACGCCCACCGGCGGCATTGTCCTCGATCCCTTCTTGGGCTCCGGCACCACGGCCCTCGCCTGCCTCAACACTGGCCGCCGCTGCATCGGCATCGAGAAGGACCGCAAGTACCTCTCTATCGCCATTGCTCGCATCAAGGCCCTCCTCGCCGAAACGCCCCTCTTCGCCGAGGAGGCCGCCACCTGATGCCCCTCTTCGCCACCACCGACGCCCGGCTTTACGAACGCAAGCGGAAGACGGAGCAGCATCGCCAGGCAGTCCACAGTGCCGCAGGCCGCGACATCGGCCCGACCCCGGACATCGCCAACCCGAAGCGGCGAAAGAGGTGTGAACGCTCACTGAAGCGGTTTTGCGAAGTTTACAATCAGGCCACCTTCTGCTGGCCATGGTCCCCCGACCTCTTGGATGTGATCGAGACGATTGAGCAGTCGGTGGTTCATGGCGGCCTTTCCGCGATCGCCTTGCCCCGGGGCGGCGGAAAAAGTTCACTCTGCCGGATGGCGGTTTTGTGGGCCACGTCCTACGGACATGTTTTGTACGTTTACATGATCGGCGCCAACGCTCTCCGCGCCGGAGAAAACCTGGAGGCAATCAAAATCTGGATGCGAACCCTGGAGCCCTACGGGGAGGACTTCCCAGAGATCACCCGGGCGACCCGGTACGTTCGGGGGCAGGCCAACCGTGCCCAGGGGATGCAGTGCAATGGGCAAGAGACGTTTTTTCGTTGGGAGCAAGAGCGGATCGTCTTGCCACGTGTGCCGCCACCGCCAAACAGCGGCGAGGCCAGCCCGTGGGCGAAGACCTCGGGAATCGTGATCGGCACCTCGGGTCTGACTGGAGAGGGCATCCGGGGAAGCCTCTATGCCCACCCGGACGGCCGCAGCGTCCGTCCCGACCTGGTGCTGTTGGATGATCCGCAGACCGACGAAAGCGCCGCCAGCCCCCTGCAAAACGACACCCGGTTCCGATTGATTACGGGCGCCGTCTTGGGCATGGCCGGGCCCGGCAAACAGATTGCCGCCGTCATGCCCTGCACGGTGATTCGGCCAGGGGACATGGCTGACAAGGTTCTGAACCGGAAAGAGAACCCTCTTTGGCGTGGAATCCGCCGCAAGATGCTCACGGCCATGCCGGCGGATATGGCTGCGTGGGAGCCGTACTTTGAGGTTTTCCGATCGTGTATGGGGCAGGCGAAGCCTGACATCAGGCCGGCGAACAAGTATTACCGCAAGCATCGGAAGGAACTGGACGCCGGGGCCGTCCCCACATGGAAGTCCCGCCGCTTGTCGGATGAAGTTTCACCAGTTCAGCACGCAATGGACCTCTATTGCCGTCTGGGTCGGGCGGCGTTTATGGCGGAGTATCAGAACGATCCGGAGGACGAGCGCGCCGCCAACGCCAAGATTACCGCGGCGATGGTTGCCAGGAAAACCAATGGGCTCGCCCGGGGCATCATCCCGAAGTCAGCCGAATTCGTTTCTGCATACATCGACGTCCACGGCCGGGTCCTGTACTACGTCGTGACGGCATGGTCAAATCCGCTGGCCGGTTCCGTGATCAACTATGGCACCTACCCGCGCCAGCCGGTGACCTACTTTTCTCAGGCCAGTGCGCCGGTCGGGATGGACGATCTTGCGACGCAACAAGGTGGACTCACTGAAGAGGCTCGCCTGCTGGCCGGACTCCAAACGCTCACTGATGCCTTGCTGGCCGGCGTCTATCGTCGAGAGGATGGGGCCGAAATGGCAATCGGTCAAATCTTGATCGACGCCCGGTGGGGGCAGCAGAATGAGTTGGTCAAGCAGTTCTGCCGCCGACAGACCCACGGCGGCCGGGTGCTCGCCGCGCAGGGCTACGGCTCAGGGACGCGCAAGCCACCACTGCGGACATTGCCGTTGAAGCCCGGCACTCGCGACGGCACGTATTGGCGGATCGCCCCGCCCACGGCCGGCAACCGCTGGGTGACGATTGACGCCAATGCCGCCAAAACGCTATGCGCCAATCGGCTCGCCATGCCGCTGGGGACCTACGGCGGGATTGACTTATTCGGCACGGAGCCACAAGAGCACGCCCTCTTCGCCGACCATTGCGTTTCCGAGGCTCCCGAGGAAATCACGGCTACTGGTTTGACCTACGAGGTGTGGAACTGGCTTTTGCCGCACCTCGACAACCATTACTGGGATTGCTACGACAACGATACCGATGTCTTGGCGGAAGATGGGTGGAAGAGGTTTTCGGACTTGACCGGATCTGAAAAGCTCGCCACGGTAAACCTCGCTTCCGATTTGATTGAATACCAGGTGCCGACGCACATAATTCACAGATCATACGTTGGCAACATGGTTCGCATCGGAGGATTGCCGAGGAGTCGAGTAGATTTGCTGGTTACTCCGGGGCATCGTATGGTCATTTACGCCGGGCAGGCATCGCGTGGGCCAGTTGTTCGCGCTGCCGAAGAACTGACGATCTGGGACAAGATCAAGACAACAGCGACGTGGGTTGGAGACGATACACCGTTCCGAGTGCTTCCTGCAAGCGGATACTATCCACGGGTTTCTGTGAGAACCTCCGACTTGGCTGCGTTCATGGGGTGGTACGTGTCTGAAGGATGGTCTGGACATATCAGAGGAACGTACAGAACCATCATTTCTCAGGACCCCGGAGAGAAACGAAAAGCCATTTGTACCATTCTTTCCCGACTGCCTTGGAAATTTCACGAAGTTCCCAGTGGAGTTGTATTAAGCAACCAACAGGTATTTGATCTTGTGTCCGGATTAGGGAAGTCCCGCAGCAAACGAGTGCCGCAGTGGATAAAGGCCGCGTCTCCAAACGTGATTCGGGAGTTTATTCGGTGTGCCGTGGACGGAGATGGTTGGCATGACGGAAAGCACGAAGCCTACGCAACAACCTCTCCAGGATTGGCCGACGATATGCAGGAGTTGTATCTGAAAGCCGGTTATGGAGCTTCTCTGTACATTCGTCCGCCGAAGCCCTACTTCATCAAAGGAAGACGGGGAGACAACACAGTGGATCAATTCCACGTCCATCGCAAACTAACCCGATGGGCCCTACTACGAGATTGGAGAAATAGGCCAAACTTTAGGACGGTCTCCCATAAGGGAACGGTTCATTGCGCCACCGTTCCAAATGGGACTCTGATCGTCCGCCGTGGGGGCAAGGTGGCAATCTGCGGCAACTGCCTTGTTGGCTCCATGATTGCCGGGATGATACAGGGCGCCTGCGTCGAGGGTATGGACCGCACGGCGGCGCGCCCCAAGCTCGTCTCGATGGCCGAATTGGCTGGGAGGGCCAGGCGTGGAACCTAAAGTGCCTCCCACGATGCGAGAGTTGGCCTCGGCGGCTTCTACCGTCTTAATTCGTGGCTTGGAATGTCGTCGTTGCGGGTGCCGGGATTTCCGCGTCGATACGACTCGAAAGAGCGCCAATGTGATCGTCCGCTATCGCGTCTGCCGACATTGTGGCCTTCACCGCACAACACTAGAAAGCTGAATCGTACTATTAGTAGTACGATTTTCCCGCCGTCGTCAAATTGCTCTTGCGGTGGTCGCCTTACGGCGTAATCTCGAATGCGTATGACCGATCGCATTCAAGAAAGCATCGAGCGCGACGCGGCTGAGGGCGTGTCCAGCATTACGGTGGACGGCATCGCCACGACGGCCATGTCGATCGGCGAGCGGATTCAGGCCGCCCGCTACCTCGCCGCCCAACAAGCCGCGGCCCAGTCCCATTTCGGACTTCGGTTTACGAAACTCGTCCCTCCCGGAGGCGGCCCGTGAATCTCTGGGGAGCGATCACCGGTTTCTTTCGCGGCAGTTCCGCCCACGCTCAGACGATCCGCGTCGTCCATGATCGGCCGGTCCACGGCAGTTATGACCTCGCGCGGACGACGGACGAGAACCGTAACCACTGGGCCGGGGCCGACGCCTACAACGCCGACTCAGCAAACTCGGTCGCAGTCCGGCAGAAGACGGTCCGGCGTTCACGCATGGAAACCGCCAATAACGGTTACGCCAAAGGGATCAGCCTCACCCACGCCAACTACGTCGTCGGACGCGGCCCGAAACTCCGGCTCCAGACGGCCACCCCCGGTTTCAATGCAATGGTCGAGGCGATGTGGGGGCGCTGGGCGACTCGCGTGAAACTCGCCCGCAAGTTGCGGACCGCCATCAAGGCCAAGGTCATCGATGGCGAGGCCGTCCTCTTGGCCCGGTTCAATCCGGCCCTCGCCGACCCGGTGCAACTGGACCTGGTGGGGATCGAGACCGAACAAATGACCTCGACCGATCTTTTGTTCTTTCAGAAGAATCGTGTGGATGGGATCTGGTTTGACGACTTCGGCAACCCGACCGCCTACGACATCCTGCCCTATCATCCCGGCGGGGGATGGTGGCCAGTCTTGCCCGCGGCGGAGAAGATTCCAGCCAAGTTCGTCTTCCATTTTTTCCGCGAGGACCGCTCGGGCCAGCATCGGGCGATTCCCGAGCTTGCGTCCACTCTCTCCACCTGCGCCCAAAGCCGCGAGTTTCGTGAGTCCGTCCTGGGCTCGGCTAGGAACCTCTCTGACTTCAGCATTTTCTTCAAGACTGCGGCCGATCCGTTGGTCGGGCCCGGGCAACTCTTGCCATTCGACACTTTGGAGATTCAGAAGGGCATGGCCACGGCCTTGCCGTCCGGCGGGGACGCCTTCCAACCCAAGGCCGAGCAACCGGCGGCGACCTACGAGGGATTCTTGCGGACTCAAGTCGGCGAGCAGGCCCGGCCCCTGTCGATGAGCTATGCCCTTGCGGCCTGCGATTCGTCCAACGCCAATTTCGCATCGGCCAAACTCGATCAGCATCCTTATTTTGGGGCGATCGACGTCGACCAGGCCGACGCCGAGGACTTGGTTCTCGATCCCCTCTTTGCCTTATGGTTCGAGGAGGCGGTTCGGATCTATGGATGGGTCGATCTTGGGACGGTTCCTAGCCACTCGTGGGACTGGCCGGCCTTGCCGCAGATCAATGAGGTTGACACCGCCAACGCCCGCAAGACGAACATTGCCACCGGTGTCTCGAACGTTCCCCGCATTCAGGCCGAGGACGGTTACGACTGCGAAGCGGAATTGGCAAAGGAGGCGGATTACTACGGAGTCACCGTCGCCGAAATGCGGGCCAAGCACTTCGCGGCGGACTTCGCCCAGCCCGGAGGCCAGCCCACGGATTCCGCGGCTTCGCAGGCTGACTCAAAAACGCCAGCGCCCGGCGGAGCGAAACCGGTATCTCGATTTTCCCCCAACGGCCGATCAAAGATCCCCGTATGAGCAAGCACAGCCATCGCCACCGCACCGCCAAGATGATCCGCGCCGCCGCCCAGTCGTGTGGCCATCCGATCGAGTGCATGGTCAAAGAGGTCGAGTGGATACAGGCGGCGGACGGCGCGGACGCCTCTGCGCCAAAGCGATTCAAGATGAGGGCCTACACCGGTGGGCCGATGCAGGTCAACTACTACGACTCCCCGGTGGTGATCGACATGGCGGGCCTGACTGCTAAGCCCCCTGTGCCGATCCTGATGAATCACTCGTTGGATAAGATCGTCGGGCACGCGGACGACGTCCAGACCAGCGATTCTGCCCTGGACTTGTCCGGTGCCGTCTCGGGCGCGAGTCCCGAGGCCCTCCAAGTCCTGGCCAGCGCCAAGCAGGGATTCCCCTGGAAGGCGTCGATAGGGGCCCGGCCGGACAAGATGGAATTCGTGGGGGAGGGAGCGACATGCACGGTCAACGGTAAGACGTTCACCGGGCCGCTCTACGTGGCCCGCAAATCGACGCTCGGCGAGGTCAGCTTCGTCCCGATGGCGGCTGACTCGAAAACCTCAGTAAAAGTCGCGGCCTCGGCCGCTTTTTCTTCCAAGGAGAGTGCTATGAACTTTGAGCAATGGATCGAGGCTTTGTTCTGCGGTGCGGTCCCCGAGTTGAGGGACGACCAACGCGACAAACTCCAGACCGCATACAACGCCGAGGTCAAGGCCGCCGCGGCAAAGCCCGCGATCGAAGGCGCCGCCAAGCCGGCCGTCGCCGCCCCGACGTTCGACCTCTCCGGCGTGATCCGGGCCTATGAGATCCACATCGCCACGGTCGAAGCCAAGGCGGCGACCTACGTCGGCAAAATCGAAGCTGCCGGCCTGGCCGAGATCCGCGCCAAGGCTGGAACCGCAGCGGCGGACCTCAAACTCAAGGCCCTCAACGAAGAGTGGGCCCCAGCCCGCATGGAGGTTGCCCTGGTCAAGGCCCAGGCCGAGGCCGAGGTCGCCATGATCCGCGCCGAACGCCCCAAGGGCCCGGGCATCCATTCGAGCACCCAGGACATCAAGATGCCGGTGATCGAAGCGGCCATGTGCCAAACTCTCGGCACCCCGAACGTCGAGGAGCAATTCTCCGACGAGACCCTGCAAGCAGCGCATACCACGTTTCGTGGGCGGCTCGGATTGCAGCAGACCATTCTGATGGCGGCAGCGGCCAACGGCTTTTCGTGTGGACCGGGCGAGCGAATCCACAACGGGAACATCCGCGAAGTGATCGACTTCGCATTTCCGCGTGACATCCGCGCGGCGCAGGCGAGCACGATCAATCTGCCGAGCATTTTCAGCAACGTCGCCAACAAGGAACTGCTGGCCGGATTCATGGAAGAGGATCAGGCGTGGCGCGAAATCGCCGTGACCAGAAACGTGTCGGACTTCAAGCAAGTCACGAGTTACCGAATGCTCGACAACATGGAGTACGAGGAACTGCCCCCGGGTGGCGAGATCAAGCATGGCCAGGTTGGCGAGGAAACCTACACGCGGCAGGCGAAGACCTACGCGAAGATGTTCGCGTTGGACCGGACCGACATCGTGAACGACGACATGGGGGCCCTCGATGACTTGCGGACCCGGCTTGGCCGAGGCGCGGCCCGAAAGTTCAACAAGGTTTTCTGGGCGGCGTTCATCAGCAATTCGTCGTTCTTCACAGCGGCCCGCGGCAACTATATCAGCGGTGCAACGACCACGCTGCTGACCGATTACGTCGGTCTCGGGCTGGGCGTCGCGGCCTTTGACGCGCTGAAGTCGGCCGCGGTTCCGCCCTCCAAGGTTGGCGAAAAGATCGGTGGTGTCGCAACGATCCTGCTTGTCCCGCCCGAGTTGGAAGCCGTGGCCATGCAGATCATGGCACCGATCGCCGCCGCAAAGGCCAGTGACGTGAACATTTACTCCAGTCGCTACGCGGTACGGAAAGTTTCGCAACTGAGTGACAGCACTTACTCCGGGTCATCGGCGACTGCCTGGTATCTGTTGCGGAATCCGGCGGTGCTGGCGGCCATCGTGGTTTCGTTGCTGAACGGGAACGCGAATCCGGTTGTCGAATCGGCGGAAGCGAGCTTCGATCGGCTCGGCGTCGAGTTCCGCGGCTACCACGACTTCGGTTGCGACAAGGCCGAGTGGTTGTGCGGCGTGAAGAGCAAGGGCGCGGCGTAGTACCGTCTGTGGATAGTTCCGACCAAAAACAAACACATTCACTTTAGGAGTAAAAAGACATGGCACAAACCCCTTGGCTTTATGTCAACGAGGGCGATACGCTCGATTACCTCGCCAGTGCAGACAAGCTGGCCGGCGAAGCCGTAGTCATTGGCGGCGACGTTTTCCCCGTTGCCCGCGCGATCGACTACAGTGAGAATCCGCTGGGCGCTTTGCACACCGGCAAGATGTGGGACATCCCGCAAGCTGCCGAGGTCATCGCCGCCGGAACCAAAGTCTATTGGGACGCCGACGGCAATCCATACGGCGGCACTGCTGGCAGCGGCTGCGCGACCGCCACGTCGTCCAGCAACACGCTCATCGGGGTTGCGGCTCCAGTGCAACCGAACGGAACCACGGCATCAGCGGCAACCGATTCGTATATTCGAGTTGCTCGTTACGAACGTGGGATCAACATCGCCACGATCGCCGGGAGCGTTACCTGCGACGACATCACCGGGTCCGATCCCATCCTGACCATCACTGGCGCGGTTGGATCGTCTAGCGCCGGTGGTACGGTTCCGATTACTGGCGGGGCTGGAAACGGGGCCGGGTACGCGGGCGGTGCCCAGATTACGACCGGCGGCGCGGGCGTGGCCGCGGCAGCCGGCACGGGCGGGGCCGGCGGGGCCGTCTCTCGTGTTGGTGGAGCGGCCGGTGGTGACACGACCGGCACTGGTGGAGCCGGCGGAGCAGCGGATTCCACGGGCGGGGCTGGTGGCGCTTGCTCTGGCGCAGGCACCGGTGGAGCGGGCGGTTCGGCACTGAGCGTCGGTGGAGTCGGTGGCGCAGCGGTTACAACCGGCACGGGCGGAGTGGGCGGCTCGATTGCCGGCACGGCCGGCGTCGGTGGCGCCAGCGGAGCTGGTGGCACAGGCGGCGTCGGTGGCTCGGCAAGTCGAACGGCCGGGGCCGGCGGCGCATGCACAACGACTGGCAACGGCGGGGTCGGTGGCGCTGCTCTGTCCACCTCGGGCGCTGGCGGCGCATCGGCGACCAGTGGCACCGGCGGGGCCTCCGGGGCCTGCGGACTCGCCAGCGGCGTGGGCGGCGCAACGGCGACCGGAACAGGGGGACGCGGAACCGACATCACCATTGGCGGTGGAGCTGGTGGGGCGGCATCCGGGAACGGAACCGGCGGGGCTGGTGCCAATGTCGTTGTCACCCCCGGGGCTGGCGGCACATCGGGAACGGGTACGGCCGGCGTCATCGGTTGCATCCGCAACGTGGGCTTGGCGACGGTGCAACAGGGCGCGCCCGCCACGGAAACCAACACGGCCACGACGACGATTGCCAAGCTGCTCTCGGGCGTCTTGGAGGTCACACCGACCGCCGCGTGCACGTTGACGCTCCCGACCGGGACCAATATGACCACGTTCAACCAGTTGGCCGTCGGTGATTCCTTCGATTGGTACATCATCAATCTGAGCACGGCAGCGAACACTGACATTATCACGGTGACCGCCAACACGGATCACACGCTCGTCGGAGTCATGAAGGTCCAGTCCGCGGAGGCCGGGGTTGGTGGACTGACTGGAACGTCTTCCGCTCATTTCCGCAGCCGCAAGACGGCCGCCACCACCTGGATCACGTACCGACTCGGATAAGGGTTGCCCCCTTGGTAGCCATCGCCGGAAGTGACATCCGGCGATGGCCGCCGTATTCATCCAACGAAGAAAGATCGCATGGACAAGCTTCTTGCCGAACTGGTCAGCATTCAATCGGCCTTCCAGGCGCGGACCGACTTTGCGAAGACCCTGGCGCTCTTGGGTGCCCTGAAGGCCGGCGAGGTCACGCTGGATTGTGTCACGCTCACCGCGGGCGGATGGACCGTGGCGGCCCCCGTCGCGCCGCCAGTGCAAGTCTTTGACCCCGACGAGGGCAACGGCCTGGACGCGACGTGTCGGAGCCAGATTGATGAGCACGCTTCTTGAACGCGGAATGGCGATGCTTGCCCGGGTCGGGCCGGAGCAAGCCGGCGGAAAGATTCGCTATGCGGTTGGGACGGACACCTGCGTCCTGTCGGCGACCTTTGGCCGGACGGACGAAGCGGTAGACCCGTTCGGACAAATGCTAGTGGCGTGGAGCGGGCAGGACTTCATTGTTCAGGCTGAGGATTTGCGGTTCGGCTTGACGCCGATCCTGCCTGTGAACGGCGCACGGATCACCAAGCTGGCCAGCGGCGAGGTATACGAGGTTCTGTCGATTCCCGGCGGCAAGTGCTTTAAGACGGCCGGGCCGAATGACGAGGTCCTGCGAATCCACGCGAAGAAAGTCACATGAGCGTTCCGAGTCTCACGATTGCCGACGCCGTGGTTGCCTCGCTGAATGGCGCAACACTGAGCCAGGACGTCACCTTTGCCCGCGCGTACGTTCCCAAGTTCGATATGTCTTCCGCAACGGCCGTCGTGCAAGGCAAGGTGATCCCCGTGAGCGATGCCCGGGAGATGGGATCGGCTGCCGCGGACAACGCCGCGATTGCCGTTGACGTGGGGATCATGAAGAAACTGCAATCGACGGCAGCCGCCGCCGAGCAAGTCGAGATCGACGCCCTCTTGGAATTGTGCGAAGAGGTCAAGTCGGTTCTCAATCGGCAGCGGCTTCCGACTGCGACGGGCTTCATTTGCACGGCGGTTGTACAGGAGCCGATCTATTCGGTTGAAAGCATCGAGAATGACCGCGTCTTTTTGGCCGCGCCACGCTTCACGTTCTTGACGACGGTGTCTGTATGATCGTGTTCGATTTCAAACTCGAAAAGTTCAAGGGGACGTTTTTCAATTCCGACGCGGTGAAGGCCGCCGTGGACGCGGCCACACGCCGCGTGCTGTCGAAGTTGGGAGCTTTTGTTCGTACTGCCGCTAAATCGAGCATCCGCAAGAGGAAGCGACCTTCGAAACCGGGAAAGCCGCCGAGTAGTCATCAAGGAGATTTACGAACCTTCATCTACTTCGGGTACGACACGCGGAAGCAATCGGTCGTCATCGGTCCGGTCGAACGCAATAAGGTCTATCTGAACGGTGCCGGCCAACCGCTTGATGGTACCGTTCCCGAAATCTTGGAATACGGCGGCAAGATCACAGTCCTGGAACGATACTCCAAACTCTTCAACGAATGGCTGCCGGTGAGTCTGCGGAGTCTGCGGCGTCGTGATCCAGGCGATACGACTCCGGTTCGTAGGCGAGTGGCAACGATCGCCGCGCGTCCTTTCATGCACCCGGCGCTCAAGCAAGAAGTCCCCAAGCTGCCGGCCATGTGGCTCGACAGTGTGAAACCGTAAAGAAGGAACCAAACTATGAAAATGGGATTCGAGGGACTGGCCTACTACGGCGGCAAGGGATCGTCGGCGGCCACGCTGATCTTCAACCGCGTTGATATCAGTTTCGATGTCGATCCGCAAATGGCTCCCACCACGGTGGCCGGCTTGGGGGTGCTCACGCCGATTGAGACCGAGGGCGTGGCCACGATCAAATGGTCGGCCACGATCAAGATGAAAAACGTCGCCAACGATGGGGTCTTGGTGGCATTGCGGTCAGCCGCGGCCGCAGGCGGACCCGTCGCCATTCGCATGAAAGACTACGCCAGCGGGAAAGGGTACGACGGCGATTGCAACGTCAAGGAGTCGTTTGGCGGAAGCCTCAACGGTGAGCAGACCTTCGACTTTACTTTCACGCCCAACGGGGACCTCCGCACGCCGCAACTCTACGTCTAACTCCGCACCGCTCTCCCCGATCGAAAGAAAAAAGGACAACGACCATGGCAGTAGGCAACCATACCGAATCGCTCAGCATCGGCGGCCGCCTGATGCAGCGCAACGTGGACCTCTCGGCCGACAACGACGCCGGATACGGCGGGGCGTCCGCGCCGATTACCCTGGTGGCCGGCAGTGCGGCCACGTCTTGGGTCAAAACCGATGCCGACACGGCGGCTTGCAACATCGGAGCCGGGCACGGTTGGGGCGACGGGGCCCACACCGTGGATGTCTTTTGGGCGGGTGGCCTCCGCTACGGCGTTGTGGCAACGGTGACCACGAACGCCCTCGCCTTGGAAGGTGGCACGGGGACCGACTTCCCCGCCAGCGATAACTTGACGGTCATCGTCTCCCGCCAACAGCAAGTCAACGTCAGCATCGACGGGGACCTTGCTAAGGGGGTTGGCGTTTCGGCCACGGTCCGAGCCCATGCCGATTTTCAGGACACATCCAGCAACTCAATCCGCCCCCTGGAACTGACGGCCGACGAGCCGAATATGTGGGACGGCGATCAAGCCAGCAATCCCTACACCGGCGCCCCGATCACCAAGGCCATGGTCAGTTACGGGTCGCCGATATGGGTGACTTCAACGACCTACGCGGTCGGTGACAAAGTGCTCCAGACTGCCGTGACCTACGCCTGCCTGGTTGCTCACACGTCCGGCACGTTCGCGACTGATCTAGCCGCGGGTAAGTGGCAAGTCGCCACAGCGACATTCGAGTGCATCGTCCTCCAGGATTCCACGCCGTGAAGTTCACCGACAATCAGAACCGCTCGTGGGAGCCCGAGATTGACGTCGTGACGATCGGGCGGGTACGGGCGGCGCTCAAGATCAACCTCTTGGAGTTGCTCTTGCCCAACAGCAAGTTGGGCGAGACTCTCGCCGACCCGTGCCTGCTGGTCGACGTCCTGTACCTACTCTGCAAGGATCGGGCCGACGCCCTGGGGATGACGGACGTCGACTTTGGCCGGGCCTTGTCGATGGATTCGATTGAGGACGCGTGGTCGGCGGTGCTGGAGGGCCTTGTGCTTTTTTCCCCGCGCGGGTTGCGGCCCGCGCATCAGATAGTTCTGGAGAAGGCCCGCAAGTATCAGACGGCGGCGGCGGCACAGATCAAGCAGGCAGTGGAGAATCCGGCGTTCGACCTGATGCTGGATCGGGAAATCGAGAAGCGGATGAACCCGCCTACGACATTGCCGAGCGAATCTACTGGCGGTGCTGGGAGCTTGCCGGCGTTGTCGGAATCGAGCCCGGCCGCAATACCCTAGCCACACTGATGGCCATGGCCCGCGGGGCGTGGGCCCGGGCGATGACGGGGCCGCTGGTGGCGGCTGGTGCGGACGTGGCCTGCGATCCATTCGGGTTGTTCGTCGAAAACGCCTCGGCAAGTCCGTTGCCCTACAACCCGGCGGTGCTGGAAAGTTTGCAGGACGGCAACAAGGTGGTAGCGAACCATGGCCGGAGCCAGTGACATCCGCGCGGGGAAGGCGTTCGTCGAGGTCTATCTCGACAAAACAAAGCTCGCGCGCGGTCTGAAAACGGTGTCCGGCGACTTGAAGGCGTTTGGGGCGGGAATCGCATCGCTCGGCAAGAAGTTCATGCTGTTGGGTGCCGGCATCACCGCCCCGATGCTGGCGGCCGCGCACGTCTTCGGATCGGCCGGCGCGGAACTGGTCGATCTGTCCGCCATGACAGGTATGTCCACCAACGCCCTCAGCGAATTGGGGTTCGCGGCCAATCTCTCGGGAGCGAGCCTCGCGGATCTCGCGAGGGCTACTCGTTTCATGCAGAAGGCCATTACCGCCGCCACGGACGGCCCCCTTAAGCAGCTCCAGGGCATGGCACCGGAAGAGCAGTTTATGGCCGTGGCCGATGCCATGAACCAGATCGAAGACCCTACCAAAAGGGCCGCCAAAGCCCTTGAAGTTTTTGGCCGTGGGGGGACGATAGTCCTGCCGATGATTGCCCACGTTCGGGAACTGCGCGCCGAGGCGGTACGGCTTGGGCGTTCGATCGGACCCGAGCAGGCCGCCGCTGCCAAGGCACTTGACGACGCCTGGCAAAAGACCAAGGCGACGTTCAAGGGCGTCTCCATGGCGATCGGCGGGGCACTGGCTCCCATGCTCACCGGACTTTCGGAGCGGATCGCCACCGGGGCCGCTGACGTGCGCAAGTGGGTCAGCGAACACAAGCCGCTGATCACGCAACTCTTCATGGCGGGCATCGCCGCAACGGCTGCCGGGCTGGGCCTGGTGATTCTCGGCAAGGCGGTTGCGTTTGCGGGCGGGGTCCTGTCTTTTTTCTTGGCGGTGGGCAAGGTCGCAGTGGCGACACTGGTGTTTCTTAAGGCGGCCATTTTGCTTTTGGCGAACCCGTTTGTTCTGGTGACCGCGGCGATTGCGGCCTTCGGCGCGTATTTGCTCACAACCACAGGCAAAGCCGGCGAGGCGGCGACGTTTATCAGC